ATCAACGTAACCAACAACGGTCGTAGCAGTAGCACCTTCGGGCAGCGCACCGACGCGCTCACCCAGAGCGTCAACGGCAGTTTGCGCATCGTCGCCAGCCTTCTTTGCTTCAGCAATCGCAGCGTCCTTGCCGTTCGCATAGGTCTTCGCCGCTTCCAGCGCATCATTAGCAGCGCCAGCCGCATCGAAAGCACCTTCGTCCTTGTAAGCAGCAGTGCCCAGACCGTGAACCTTCACGTCCTCGCCGTTGAACTTGACAGTACCATTCGCAGTGCCCTCAGCCAGCGTATAGACGGTCTCATCGGGAATGGTGATAGTGCTCACCAGATTCCAAGTGCTCGTGCCCTTCGCCTGAGAGTACAGATGGAACTTACGGTCATTGTCCGCATCGACTTCCAGCTTGTACTGGGTATCGGTATCCTGAATCTCGCCAGAGATGTAATCAGACAGACCGGTAATCTCAGAAGCGGAATAAGCAGGCTTGTTTGCCGCCTTCGCCCAATCGTACACATCAGCCGCCAGACCAGCAGTGAACTGCAGCTCGCTGAATTTATGAGAACCGTCGCCAACCTTGAACAGAACCGCAGGCTCCTTCGCTACGGCACCAGTCTCAGCAGGTACGAC